ACATCATGGCAAATACAAAACCTGTTGGCGTTGCATACGAAGACCCGTACTTAGACGGCGCGGTTATCAACAACTCAACTATTACTGGTACGGTAACGTCTACTGCGGTGTCTAACATTGCCGTAACAGATGCCACTACCGGAAGTAGCAATGCTGCTGCATCTACCACTACGCTTACCCTTACGGGTGTTGGTGGTGTGGGTTGGGCAAGCAAATCAACATTAGCAGCAAATGTCGCGTTGGGCGCATACGCTAACGGTCTATATGGCTATTTAGAATTCGGCGCAAGTGGCCGCGTTACTGGTTTGGCTTCAGGTACTGTTGGCGAAGTTGTTTTGTCTGCTGGTTGTACACAAGGTACTTACGCTGCGTTTGAAGCTGAAATCGGTATGCCTAGCGGCGCTGTGACCGGCACAAACACATCGTTTTTCTATTTGAGTACCTATGGTGCTGATAAAGCAACATTTGACACAAGCGGTACTTTGTTTAATTTGGCTGGCGTGGCTAAGGGTTCGGGTAAGTTCTTGCAAGACACAACAAGCGGTTCAACAGCGCGGCCAGTTCAGGTAATTAAAGTGCTTACGCCTGATGGCATCCGCTATCTGCCGTTGTACTCTACTGCTGTTATTGGTGCTTAAAGATGATCACCCGTGAAGTAATTATTGAACGGGTGCAAAGTCTGCAAAAACAAGCCGAGCGTTTGCGTTCAGATTTGGATGCAACGCTCGGTGCGTTACAAGATTGCGGTTATTGGCTTGAACAATTAAAACAGCAGGAAAACACCGATGGCAACAATTTATCTTAGCCACCCTGTTCATGGCGCCAAAGTGGCAACCATGGATTTAGAGGCTGAAATGGATGAAAAAAATGGCTGGACACGCTACAATCCAGACACGTCTTCTGAACCTGAAGCGGCTCCCGTGAACGTGCTGGAAGTTAAGCGCCGTAGAAAAGTGACTACTGAAGGGGTCTAAACATGACAACGTACACCGCTGGCCAACAAATCGAACGGGCGCTTAGACTTCTCGGTGTGCTTGCTGAAGGTGAAACGCCCTCTGCGGCTACGTCCCAAGATGCGCTGATGGCGCTAAACCAAATGATTGACAGTTGGAACACAGAACGTCTGTCAGTGTTCTCTACGCAAGATCAGGTCTTTACATGGCCTGCTAGTATTCTTAGCCGCACCCTTGGCCCATCGGGTGATTTCCAAGGCAACCGCCCCATTTTGCTTGACGATGCTACATACTTCAAAGCGCCTAGCGGCGTGTCGTATGGCATCAAAATGATTAATCAACAGCAGTACAACGGTATTGCTGTTAAGACCGTAACATCCACTTTCCCGCAAGTGATGTGGGTCAATATGACGTTCCCCAACATTGAAATGTACGTCTATCCAAGGCCCACGCAAAACTTGGAATGGCACTTTGTGTCGGTGCAAGAGTTAGATCGCCCTGCTGATTTGTCAACGGTGCTGTACTACCCACCAGGCTATTTGCGTGCGTTCACATACAACTTGGCGATGGAGTTTGCCCCCGAGTTTGGCGTTGAGCCAAGCCCCCAAGTGCAGCGCATTGCAATGACTTCCAAGCGTGACTTGAAGCGCATCAACAACCCAGATGATGTGATGGCACTGCCTTACGCATTAGTCGCTAACCGCCAACGATTCAACATTTACGCAGGAAACTACTAACATGGCCACCATTGCAATTACCTCCCTCCCCGCTGCTACTGCTGCTGCCGTTACTGATGTCTTGCCGATTGTGCAATCAGGCACAACTAAACAAGTCACCAATGCACTGTTGTTTACCAATTCGACACTGGTTGCGCCTGCGCTTGGCACGCCAATTTCTGGCGTATTAAGCAACTGCACGGGTTTACCTGTTGCAACTGGCGTAAGCGGCCTCGGCACTGGTGTTGCTACCTTTTTGGCAACGCCAAGTAGCGCTAACTTGCGAACCGCCTTAACTGATGAAACCGGCACAGGCTCTGCGGTATTTGCAACAACGCCAACGCTAGTGACTCCGGTCATCGGCGTGGCTACGGGCACAAGCCTTTCGCTAAGTGGTTTTAGCGCAGTGAGTGCTGCTGCGCCCACTATTGCAAGCGCGACCACCATTGCCCCAACAACCCCAATTGCTTTTGTTTCTGGAACAACGGCTGTTGTGACCATTACGGCAGCAACGCCAATTTCTGCTGGTGGCGGTACGATTACATTAATTCCTACTGGCGCGTTTACTTGGACAACAGCAGGAAACATTGCTGTGGCTGGTACAGCAGTTGTTAGTAGGGCACTTACAATGACCTACGATGTAACGACAACCAAGTGGTATCCAAGCTACGTCTAACATGAAAACGCCGATTCTTGGCTCTATCCTTAAGTAATCATATGCCAGTCAATATGCTTAATAAAGATGTTTTTGCCAATATGTTGGCTTGGCAAAATATGCCTCGCGCCCCTCGTGAAGCTGGCGCTCCGGGCTATAAAGGGTTAGGCTATTTTGGTTCGTTGCCTTCAGTAGGTGAGGGCGGTAAACCTTCTTTTTCTACTGAATTAGCAGGTGAAATGGAAGGGGTTCATTTTCCTTTAATGGTTCCTACTTTATCTAAAGATGAACTAGATCATTTATTAGCTGGCAAACCCGCTACGGATAGTATATGGAAAAAAGCCTACGAACACGCAATGACGCGAGGCCGAGGCGGTAAAAGTCCATTTGCTACGCAATATGACATGCCAGTTGAAAGACCTCAATGAAAACGCCGATTCTTGGCTCAACTTATGTAGCGCGGTCTGTCAATGCGGCAGATGCGCGGATGGTCAACCTGTTTCCCGAGATTGTTCCCGAGGCCGGTAAAGAGCCTGCGTTCCTAAACCGCGCCCCTGGTCTGAAGTTACTTAACACCATTGGTAACGGCCCGATCCGTGGCCTTTGGGCGTTCTCTCCAAACGATGGTATTGGCTTTGTTGTGTCAGGCACTCAGCTTTACAAGATCGACAATGCCTATGCGGCCACGCTAATCGGCACGGTGGCCGGTACTGGCCCTGTCAGTCTGGCTGACAACGGCACGCAATTGTTTATTGCGGCCAATGGCCCCAGCTACATCTACAACAACACCACAAACGCCTTTGGCCAAATTACTGATCCTGACTTCCCAGGCGCTGTGACTGTTTGCTATCTAGACGGCTACTTTGTGTTCAACCAGCCAAACAGCCAGTTGATGTGGGTGACCCAATTGCTAGACGGCACATCCATTGACCCGCTAGAGTTTGCCAGCACTGAAGGCTCACCTGACGGCCTGCTTGCCGTAACGTCTAACTTCCGCGAAGTGTGGGCCTTTGGCACAAACTCCATTGAGGTCTGGTACGACTCTGGCGCCACAGACTTCCCCCTGCAACGCATTCAGGGCGCTTTTAACGAGTTAGGGTGCGCTGCCCCCTTCTCTGTGGCCAAGATGGACAACGGCCTGTTCTGGCTTGGCCGTGACCGCCGTGGCCAAGGTATTGTCTACCGCGCCAATGGTTATGCAGGCGTGCGTATTTCTACCCACGCTGTTGAGTGGCAAATTCAGCAGTACGCTGACATGTCGGATGCCATTGGTTACACATACCAACAAGACGGCCACAGCTTTTATGTCTTGGTCTTTCCTACTGCCAACACCACATGGGTCTATGACGCTGCCACACAAGCCTGGCATGAGCGTGCAGGCTTTTCCAATGGCGAATTTACCCGTCACCGTGGTAACTGCCAGATGGCGTTTAACAACAAGATTGTAATTGGCGACTTTCAAAACGGCAACATCTATGCGTTTGACTTAGACGATTATTCTGACAATGGCAGCATCCAGAAGTGGCTGCGCTCATGGCGTGCATTGCCGACTGGCACTAACACCCTCAAACGCACAACCCAGCACATGTTGCAATTGGATTGCGAGTCTGGCGTTGGTTTAAATGCGTTGCCCGGCTATGACAGTGAAAACATAGATACTGAGTCGGGGTTAAATCTTGTGGCCGAATATGTGCAAACATACTTAGCTACTCAGTCAGGCGACATCTTGACCACTGAGGCAGGGGATGGTTTTGAACCTTTGGGTCAGTTTGATCTATCAGATACTGACATTACGGGCTATGAAATTGTCACCAATTCCTATCTTGCCACACCAGGATATGACCCACAAGTCATGCTTCGTTTTTCAGACGATGGTGGCCACACATGGTCAAACGAACATTGGACATCCATGGGCAAGATTGGCCAGTATTACAAACGTGTAATCTGGCGCCGTCTAGGCATGACCATCAAGTTGCGTGACCGAGTGTATGAGGTGTCTGCTACTGACCCTGTGAAGATTGCAATCATGGGCGCAGAACTAATTCTGAGTCCAACGAATGCCTAGCCCTAACGCTACGCCAACGCCGATCACGCCACCGCGAGTGCCGCTAATTGACTCTCGCACGGGTCTGATTGACCGCGCTTGGTATTTGTTTTTCTTGTCGCTTAACAACATTGCCACGGCAGTTGTTGATGACTCGGGCCTTACATTTAGTTCCGAGTCCTTGATCGCGTCTTACGATGCGGCCTTGCGGGCGTTGGCGCAAGAGGTTGAAACCCTGCCACCAGTGGTTACCTTGCCAGTTCCTGACGTATTGGGTGACTGCTGCTCTGCCTTAGAGTCCCAAATGGCTGAGATGCAAAAACAGATTGAGGCTTTGCAAGTTCAACCAATTGTTGATGTTGGCGCAATAAGCGCAAGCATTGCGGCGCTGTCTAGTGCGCCAGTCACTAAGACGGCAGACTTTACCGTTGCCGCTAATGAGACTTGGCTTATCAACAACAAGTCAGGCTCAACTTGCACGGTAACCTTGCCTTCAGCGTCTTTGTACGTTGGTAGGTATCTGACTTTTAAGAATTTGCAGGCTCAGACCTTGGTGTCTGCATCTAGCAATGTTGTGCCCATCGACAGCACAAGCGCTGGCACAGCAATCCTCTTGGCAGTTGTAGGAAATTGGGCGACAATGGTGTCTGACGGCACAAATTGGATCATCATGCAACAGGCCGCTAACAATTGCCTATTATTGGAGTAAACCATGACCGTATCAGTAAAGGTACTT